CTGAAGCTGTATTTATTTCAGCTAATGCTGCTGTAACTTCAGCACCTGTAAAACCAAATGGTGCGCCAACTTCATCAGCGGTTCTTGCACCTGAGTTAAGATCAGCTATAGCCCTATCTACATCTGCTTGAGTAAAAGAAGGTTTAGCAGCAGCGGGAGCAGCAGCAGCAGCAGCAGGAGCAGCAGCAGCAGGAGCAGCAGTCGGAAATACTGTAGCTATTTGTTGAGCATCAGTCATACCTGCAAAACGTGGATCGTTAACTAAAACATCCATAGTTTGTCCAGTTGCAGGATTTGTAAGAGTTTTAGTACCACCAGATTGAGCTTGCGTTACTTGTTGTTGAGTAGGCTGTGCAGCAGGAGCAGCGGCAGCAGCAGGGGCTGTATAACCTGAAGCTGCATTTATATCAGCTAGTGCTGCTGAAATTTGTGCGCCTGTAAAACCATATTGTGCGCCAATTTGATCAGCAGTTTTTAAATTATTATTAAGATCATATACAGCTTTATCTACATCTGCTTGAGTAAATGGTTGAGGGCCAGTTACAGGCGGTGGTGTTGATACAGCTACAGGTGGAGCATCCGCAGGTCTAGGTCTAAGTGTAGAAAAACCTCCTCCACTACTGCCTGAACCTGCTGCACCGCTTCCACCTAAATAATCATCTCTAGATTGATAACCGCCAACTTCATACTGGACTCTGCCACCCTTACGATAGTCTGCTCTTTTCTTGTATGCTCTTTTTCTAGCCATAATTATTTCTCTCTTTGAACACCTTTAAGCTTCTCTACAGTTCTTAGTCCACCTAAACCAAGCATACCTAGAAGAACAGGCATCATAGTTTGTAAATCAATTAAAGGTACAACTATATCTGTTTCAGCTAAAGCTAATGAAAAATTAGCGAATGGAATTATAAGGAAGTTACCTACCATACCTAAACAACAAGCCCATCCTATAGCGGGTCGCCATCCGGCTACAAATAAACTAGTATGGGCAGCTTCAGTTTTATTAATTTCTAGTTGGGCTGTTATAGTTTCTTGAGCATGTCTTTCACTCATAGTCGCTATTTCATGTGCTAACATAGCCCGTTGATCTTTATCTTCTACAAACTTATCTAAGATACTTGATACAGGCCCAATTAATTTATCTACAAATCCCATCATAATTTTATTCCTTTAAACTGCGATTGCTATCCCAAGTGCGATAACAACTACAACTCCTCCATAGACTAACGCCCTATTTTTTAAAGTAGACTGTTCATCTAGTTTATCTTTAGTGCGTACTAAAAACTCTTGAAATCTTTCTAGTAAAGCGTTTAATGCAGTCAACATAATTATTCTCCCCATCCCATGTAAATACCTACAGCTAATGCGGTTAGCAATGCTGTAGTAATTGTTCTAGCTATTGTTTGACCTACTGTAGTTTTAGTAATCTTCCAAGTATCTAATAAACTTCGTAGCTCTTTAACGTCATCATAAGCTTCTTGATCTGACAAACCTACTTCTCTCAAAGCTTGTTTAGCACCTTCTTGAGCAGCCTTCTGGATAAGTATTTCTATTTCTTGTTCAGTTATGTTCATTAACATTTCCACCTTTTTCTGGCTTGACGCAATCTAGAATTAGGGTCTTTAGCTGCTTTTGGAAACTTTTTCATTTGACCCGCAGAACGCGCACAATAAGACTTACGCCTCTTTGCATCTTTACTGCCTTTCTTTACTGTACCAGTAACTGCTGTCTTGAGTTTAGAGCCGGGGTTGTCCTTACGATATTTAGCCACACCCTTCTTGGTCATACCTGCACCAGATTTAGTAGGACGCTTATGACCACCTTTAATAGTGTGGCCTTTCATAGTTCCTTTTTTCGTGGTTGCCATACTAACTTTCCTCAAATGTTAAAAGTTCAAGAGTTATATTAGTTTTATAAACATCTAAAAGACCTATCAAAGCTTCTAGCGGAACACCCCTCTCTGCTTGATCAACAAGATATTGAGCTAGTTCTTTTGATGCAGCTTCTATGTTTTCATTTTTATTATTAGGATTTAAATATACTATATTATTATCCATAATTATTTATACCATCTTGAGTCATCGTCAACATTTATATGCTGACAGTGAGCTTTAATTTCTGGAGCTTTTGGTTGTCTGTTCATACGATTAGCAAAATAAAGACACCTATCAATAGATTTAAAACATAATGCTTGTTCACAGGATTGATCTACTTTCTGACCTCCTATAGTTACTATTAAAATAAATAAAACTTTCATTAAGGTTTATCGGGCCAATCAGTATCTTTTAAATTAGGCCAGTTTGAATGTGTTGGTAAGTCTCTAAGAGACTGCCTATATGTTTTCCAGTTATCAGCCATAGTTACATCTGAGTTTGCCATCCAATCTGTGTCAGCTAATAAGTGATTTCTTGTGCTTCTATGTTCAGCAGCCATTCTATCGTCTGCCCCTGCTGTCCATTCAGCTTCTTGAGCATCCCATTCAGCTTCTTCTTCAGCAGTAAAAGCAATATTTCCATTAGATGTTGCGTGATATCTAGTCATTATTAACTTCCTTTCAATCCGTAAAGTTTGAAAATACCCGATGTAACAGTTCCAGAATTTGGAAAAAATTGAACACCAGTAATTGCACCTGATGTTTTTAAAACACCGCCAGCAAGGCAACGATACATGTTGCCCCCTTGATCTTCTGTTCTGTTTGAAACGCTTTCACAAAAGAATAATGGATCTGTTGTGCTATTTGAAGGATTTGGAATTGTCATATCAATAAACATTACTTCAGAAGTCGTAGCACCCATGTAAGCTCTATGACATAACATATGATTTCCAGAAACATTTTCTCCCGTAACATTCGTACTGTCTGAACCTCCAATGATAACTTTACTGCTATAATTAGCAGTAATATAAGAACCGCCTTGTTTAAAGCGACATTTAAATTCAAATTGACTACCCGCAACCTGAACATCATAAGCTAAAATCTTATAAACAACATAAGTGCTATCCATGCCTTCTACATCTACAGTTGATGAACTACTTGCACTTACTTGAGATATATACTCCCAACCATTAGTACCACCCGCAGCAGCATTTTCCCACCCTACTCCACTTCCTGTTGAAGTTAGTATTTGTCCATCACTACCCTGCGCTCCACCAATTGTTAGGTTATCTGTTTCTAATGTTCCGTCAATATCTGCGTTACCACTAATATCTAATGAAGCAGCATCTACTTCTCCAGTTACAGTAATACTATCTACAAAAGCATCTTTCCATCTTACTCCTGTTGAACCTAAATCAACATCGCTATCTGATTGTGGGCCAAAGATATTATCGCCAAGATAAACTTGTTCTACGTTATTAGCATAGAAGTGTATTTCATCTGCTGTTTCAAAATCTATCTTTGTCTGATCATCTTCACCAATCTTTATGTCAGTTGCAAGTAATGAAGTGATTCCTGTTTGTGCTGCGTCTACTGAAAAAGTTAAATCATACGGATCGCCATCTGTACCATTATCCGTATCTGTCCAGTTTGTAGTTATTCCTGAACCAATAAACTTTACTTCTTTAGCATTAGAAAGAGTAACTTCTGTACCATCATCATCTTCAAGAACAAACTCTGTACTATCAACCTGAGAGTCTACATAAGCTTTAATAGATTGTTGTGTGGCTAGTTTAGTTGCTGAATCAGAAGCCATGTTATCTTCATCAAGAACTGCTGTACCGCTAACACCTGTATTTAAAACAGGACTTGTTAATGTTTTATTTGTTAATGTATCTGTACTTGCTTCTGTAACAAGATTAGATGGAGGTATAATATCTGATAAATTAGTCATAGTTTATGTCCCCGGCTTTGTAGGCCAATCACTATCTTTTAAATTAGGCCAATCGCTATGTGTTGGTAAATCTCTTAATGCTTGTCTGTATGTTTTCCAGTTGTCAGCCATTGTGACATCTGCTAATCCCATCCAATCTGTTTCTGTAAGTAAAGAATTTCTTTGACTTCTTATAGTTGCAGCAGCATTAGTATCTAACTGAGCTTGATAAGCTTCTTCATGTTTAGCTTTAGTAGTTTTAACACCATCATCAT